TATCCACCGCCACAAAGTCAGCATTAGTCACAGTGTGTGAAGTTGCACTATTTGAATGATTGTACACAGTGTAATTGTATCTGTTTAGGACGGATGCCTGTATTGTGCTGTCGGTTAATGTGCCTGCGTGGGTTACTGTCCCCGTAATATCTCCGATTATATCTCCAACAATATCACCGCCAAGGTTTAACGTAGTGCCAGTTAAATTATCTATTGTGGCTGCGGCAATGCTCATAGCCTCACAGTAATCGTCCGTCCCGTTATAGAAGTTACCAAACTCATCATTCCATTCAGAGGATGCAAAAATTTCATCATCCACAAGGGTTGCTTCTTGGGTTAATGCACCATAGCAAGGTAGAGATAAAAACAATATAAATAAAATCAACAGTATGTATATGGGACATTTTTTAATCATCATATCCGTGGTTATAATATACCCAGCCTGAAGATACGCTGCCGTAAACACAGTTAACAGACACCATGTTAGTTACAGGGTTCGTAGAGTCTGGGTATGAGGTTGTGCCTGAAGTTACAAAAGAAGCACCATTGCCTCTGAATAATTTACCGTTTGGATTAATTGTTAATCCATTAGTAGAGAAATAATCTTTTGCGTCTGTGTAGCTGAACACCCAACCCACAGAAGGTGAAGCAGGACATAATATTTCTACACCTCCACCAGTTGTATCTATAAGCAGGCTATCTCCATTACTTACAGTGTAGGGAGAAGCACCAACCGCAATAGCTGTATACTTAAAATGAGTAATAACATTATCATAATCAGCCCCCGTGATTGTAGATGAATCAATGCTAGAGCAAGTAGCTCCACCTGTGGTAGTTATTGTGGTAGCGTTAATGCCTCCGGTAAAGGTTGTGCCGGTCGTGGTTGTTATTGTCCCGTTGGTTATGCTTATGCCTTCCAGGTAGTTGTCAGGGTTGTTGTATATATTCCCCCATTCAGTATTCCAACTGGACACTTGGGGTATGTTTTCGTCAACAACTGTCTCCACCTGGCTTAATGCGGCGTAAGCTTTTATTGAGATTACCGTTAAAGCTACCATCGTTAGTATGCATATAGTTTTTTTCATTTCATTAACGCCTTCATTAGTATCATGATTAACCCACCTAATAATCCGAAGAAACTACTTATCCCTATAATCCTCGCCTTAAGTGTGGCTATTTCAGAATGAATGTTAATTCTTTCTGTAGTGCAGGTTGTGTCAATGTGCGTCCTGACCGTTTTTGTTAGCTCTTTAATGTCCTCTTTGGTAGCTAAAGTATTAAGCCGTGCTAAAACTTCAGCGTAATCTCTGCGGTCAGTTGGGGGCATTGCGTGGCTCCTTATCTAGCTTTAGCTGTAAACATATTTACAATCTTTTCGTCCTTTACTAAAGGCAAATATCTTATTAGTTCTTTCCCGTTCATCCCTCTTAACGCAGAGATTTTACCGTCAGGGGTTAATCTTTTAAATATCCCCTGTGGGTACGGCACAAGCCTTTCCGACACCCAGCCCAGAGGATTCTTTATTTCTCCTTCAGAAACAAGCTTAATAAATTCTCCAGATTCACCTTTTTTAAGCTCTCTCATGGCCGCTGATTTACGCTTTTGTATGTCTCTCTTTTCTGGAGTTAGGCGAACGTCTATACCTGATTGTTTCTTGTAAAGATCAAAGATGTTCTTTTCTGTTTGCGTTTGTCTCCACTCCCTTGGGGCTTGTGCTAGACCTGTGGCAGCTTCAATTCTTGACAACAGTGGAGCGTCATGTTCAATGTCCTTCCTTGCTTGCTTAATAGACCAAGGTTCAAATTTACCAACTCCCCATTTTAATGTTTGATATATTTGTTTAAGTATGCCTGCGTTCGGATTTCTAACCATATCTCCATAATAATCTTCGTTTGTTATCAACTCTGCCATAGCATTAAACATTGGCGATAGTTTATGTTTTGCTGTCCTGAGTGGATGCCTTACCCAGGCGATAGTCTCTGTCCCATATCCCATAATTTTTGTTCTTCTTGGGCTCCCGCTTTCGTCAACCTGCCCATTCTTTGGGAAATAAAAGTCTTTAAATTCTTGTGGTTCTTCCCCTGTATGTAAGTATTGGTATGCTCCGCCAAGCATAGCCGTTAATGTCATAATTCCAGCCGCAGAAGCTTGCTCGTCTGTAAATTTTATATCTTTCACGTTGCCAGTGAGAAGATTTTTGACTATCTTAGAGGTGTCAACCGCAGCTCCGCCGAATATCTTGCCAGTTCCCAGGGTGTATGTTGTTGAACGGACGAAAGCTTCCATTGCTGCCTCTGTGGTTTTGTCCCAAAAGAGATTGTCTTTAGACATTTTCCCATACAAATAGTCCTGTTGGTTCCATGTCATTCTTGCTACTTCGCCTTCTGTCATTAACCCTGCGTCTATTTTGTCGCCATAGAACTCAAGCCCTCGCTTATATGACTCATTAAAAGCTGACACCTTTATGGCAGGGATATAATGTTTCATTAATGGTTGCAGTGAAGCTTCTAATAATGCAGTAGGGGCTCTAAAAATTGCGCCCGCATAATTTTTATTTTTTAATTCAGTGTTAAATTTAGCTACCCTGCTATTAAAATCTCTTGGGGTTATAGTCCTACCTCCACCCATGTACAAATCTTCTGCCATCTTTATAGCTTCAGGATCATTCCCCGCCATCATTTTATTTATCAGCCGCTTGCCCTCTACAAACTTAACCGGCCCAGCGACAGGAGATGCCAGCATATTTTTAACACCTTGCAATGGCCTCCCTCTAACGATATCCTGCATTCCTTCCCCGAACTTCTGACCTGCCGCATGCAAATTAGTGTTAGAAAAATGGAACCCAGACAAAGAAAGGTTAAATAGGTTCATTTGCCTGTTTGTCCACTGCCACCCTTTGCCTATGGCTGTTTTGCCAAGCCAATCAGAAGACAAGTGGTTGTTGATTATTCTGGCTAAATCTTCTTGTGCGTATAAATGTTCACCCCTTCCAACTGCTCCATGATTAGGAAAATAAACTTTCATTATTGGCTCTTCTATTGGAACAAATCCCTCAGGAACATTGCCTTTAGTGAAGTAATCCATGCCACCCTTAGGTTGCAGTTCTGTGAATAAATCTTGGGTCATTTTAAATTTAATCGCTTCTGAATATTTAATCCTTGCAGCGTCTTCTATGTTTATAACTGGGTTTAATCCTGTGTCAATAGCAGACTGAAGATCGCTATGTACTCTCTTGTATTCAAAACTTCCCTTCATCCGCTGGAACCCTTCTTTGGTTGTTGGAGCTTCAAGGTCAGTTCCGTTGATCTTATTGTAAACATGAGTAAGCCAGTTGTCTAAATGGTTAATGCCCTTATATTGTGAGACTATACCATACAAGTGCTCACTAAATTCTTTATAGTGTTTAGCTAGGGCAAGCTCTTCTGTGTCCATCAAGTCAAGCCTGTTATTCTCAAATTTATTAGCCCAGGACAGATTCTTTTCATCTCCCCTTGCGTCAAGCCTGGACTTCGTTGCGTCACCTCTCGCAAAGAACATATCCTTGTCGTGTCTATATTTACCGATATGTTTGAAGAAAATATCCTGGTCAGAAACTTTAACTTTCCCTAAAGGATTAAAGGTGTTTTTCAGCCAGTCAGTTGATTTCTTAACGCCCCCATAGAACTCTTTTGTTTTTGGAATAACGTCTCTCTCTAGGAATGGATACTTTGTCTCAGGCAATCTTACGTCTAATGGTTGCCCTGATATTTCGTCTGCTATTGGAACAGTCTTAATAGGGACAACTTCGCCTTCTATTGTTGCTTTTGGTATTGATTGTCTGAAAACTGAAGGATTGATTTTTAATGTTTCTCTATATAAGCTTGGGTCAAAATCTTCAACTGTTGCTTGCTTAATCGCATTACTAGTATCGTCTATATTCCGCAAGGCATCAGGCGTAGTCACGTCAACAGCGTCTAATTTTAACGCTCTCATTGCTTCTGGGATAGCCTTACTTATTGGCATAGTTTCCATTGCCTTGATAGTTTGATCGAGAAACGCTTCCTGTTCTGGTATAGGTAGCGCAAAGAACTTAGGGGGCAAGAACTGTGAGGCTGTACGCATTAAAGCTTTATTGTGAGCAGATATATCTTGCCCTGTTAATGCTGTGCCTGTCCTGGTTGCCATAACGCCTTGCAGGCCTATCTTTATCTTGGCTTGCATGTCTAGCGGTGCGCCTTTAGCCCTAACCTTTTCTACTCCAAACCTGGTTAACATTGCGACAGGTATTCTTACTGGAGCGTAAGGCAGTATGTTCGCCACAGCAATAGCACTGCCTAGCCCTCCAGCTTCTAAGATGTCACCGCCTGATTTAATAATATTAGCTCTCGTAAATTTTAGCTCTTTATTTAAATACTTTACGGCCTGGTTGCCAGTTTCGTCCGCAGACCAGAAAGCTCCACCGGCAGGTATCGCCTGTGTAGCCTTAGAGAACGCTTTCCCTGCTAACAAAGACTTTTCTCCAAGCCAAGTTGCTGCGGTTTGCGCTCCTGGAATATGTGGAGCTACAGCACTGCCTACAGCACTGGACACACCCATTAATCCAACTGTTCTTAACAATCCTCCAGATAGTTTTGCTGGGCCTGAAGCAACCCTTCCTTTAAACCCATGCTTTGCTGCTACCTCAACTGGCTTCTTCCAGCCCCACGCTGCGCCAGAAAGAAGCTTGGCCCCTAACTCTACCGCTGTTTTTGGTGATTCTGTAATAGCTTCACTGGCCACTTCTTTCGCTGCTTGCCTTGATTCTTGGTTAGTGATAATCTCAACTCCCCATTTATTAGCATAGTCAGCCCTTGCCTTTTCTAGTTCTTGGCTCTTTTCTCCTGCGTCATACCTCTTCAAGAGAGCAATCTTTTCATGTGCCATTGTCTTTTGCTCTTCCACTGGAGGCATTGAAGCCCTGTTAAAGGGGTCTTTTATTTTCTCCCAAACAGACCGATTACTAGCCGCTTGCTCGCTTGTTCTTTGCCTTATTGCTGGGGGTACCTGGTCTTCCGGAACCTCTTGACTTAAAGTTTCCGCTTTTTGGCGTACCTCTAAAGGTACTTGGTTGTAAGGCACTTCCTGCATGGCATTAGCTGCAAGCTGTTGAATCTTTAAAGGGACTTTGTCTAATGGTATTTCTTGTATTTGTGGCATTATTTTTTATAGTATTTCTTTGTTTCTGGGTCAAATTCCCATCCGCCACCAAGGTCTTTCCTTGTAGATTTTAAAGGCGTAGCTGTTTCTTCTGGCTGTGTTTCTTTTTTTCCACCAACCTTAGCAACCAGACCATCCAATATTAACTGTAACGTTTTCGTGTTCTGTGGATTAAGCTTTGATTTTCCACCTTTGTCAGCCAAAGACCACAGCGCAGGGTTAGTGTCCCTTAATTCATCCATAGCGGTTTGATCTTCAGGACTTAAAGGTTTCCCGCCGACAATGCTTGTAAGTGTTTTTATTAAGGCTACATCTCCTTTTAAGTCACCGCCTGGCTCAAGCTTTGCTTCAGCTACTTTTTGTTGTGTCTTGCTGGTTGCTATCTGTTGTGTCTGAAGAGGGCTTAGCTCACCTAGAAGTTTTTTCTGGTTAGGATCAAGGAACTGCCCAGATGCTTCAGCTATAATAGCCCCAGTTAAATCTCTTGCGTTTGTTGCTGTGGCAGGGATAGTATATGCTGGTTTCTCTGATAATTGCCCTTCGAGATACTTCCGATTTTCGCTATCCCACATTTTTGTTCCCGCCCGTGCCGCTTTATATTTATCGTCAGGGACTTTTCCCTCAGCGTAAAGAGTTTCTACCTTTTGGTCAACTAACGTTTGCACTCCCTCGTGTTTTTTGTTTGCCGCTCCTAACCATTCTTGTTGCTGCTGCAAATTTAGAAGTTTGTTTATTTGTTCTTTAACCGGCAAGCCTACAATTAGTCCATATTGTACCGTTGCTTCACTCTTCTCTTTATAGCTTAACTTTGAATCTTTCAAGCTTTTTATGTACTCCTGACGTGCTTGCTTCGTTTTAGCAGAAGAACCTACAAACGAGCTAACTGACAAATCTAAAGACTCACCCTTAAAGCCAAGGCCCTCAAGCCCCTTTTTGTATATAGCTTTATTTATCGCAGGGTCTTCTATGGTGTCAGCTAACTCAAGGTAAGTTATTGACTTGTCAAACGTTGCCTCTTCAGCTTTTAGTTCTAACATTTGTTGGTTCTGTTTAGTTTGACGCATGTCACCCATCACGCCACCAACTTGGCCAATAAGCCCACTTAAAGAATCAACCGTCCCCATTACGTTCTGAAAATTATTACCTTGGTTACGTGTTGTTGTCTGTCTATATTGTGGCATAAATCCTCCTATGAACTAAACCCGTATATTGCTCCAGCCACCGCCGGTATCACTAACGACAAACCAAAGGTCATTGGGGCCAAAGTTGCTCCGGTTGCCAGCGCATATCCACCAGCTACACTTGCTCCAAGCCCTGCTCCGCTTATTGCGCCCTGAACTCCTTGTGCTGTCTGGTTAGGCCCTGGCCCTTGCGAAGATTGAACCCCTTGCGCCTGTCTTGCCTGTTGCATTTGATTAATTAAATTAGTCATATTATTAGTTGGAAATACACTTGATGCTTGAGGTAAAGAACCTCCACTTTGCCCGCCACCACCTGAAATACCAGCAAGATTCATTAATGCGCCATATTTCTGCCCGGTCTCGCTAGCTCCATAGCTCTCTGAAAACTGTCTCTGAGACTCAACGCTCTGCATGTTCTGTAAAGGTAAATCTAGCTGCTGCTGTAGGTTTAACGCTCTGCCCCCTCTTTCAGTTTTCCCTAGTTCACTTTGAATGGCTTCGGAAGAAAACGCAGTTGCGTTTCCTCCTGGCCTTAAACCTTCTGCCATAGACATCTGGCCAGTTTTCCCTTGCAGTGCTGCTTGCAGTCCCTTTAAGTCGCTTTGACCGGAAGAAACATACTCGTCTTCTAACCTACCAAGTTTTTCTTTTTGCTGTGGAGTTACCCCCTGGTCTTCGCCTCTTAATTTTGCTAAAGTTTTTTTAGCCAGGACATCTCTTAATTGAGACCGCTGGTCTGCAAACTGATCTGGAGTTAAGCTTTGCTGTAATGCTCCACGTGCTTTGTTTGATAAGTCAAGCTGGCTACCTAATAATTTAGATTGGTAAGGTGCGAGTTCCTGAGTTAGCTCATTCCTTCGCCTTGTTTCCTGTATCTGTTCTTCCCCTAGCTCAAATGCCATCTTATTAGCTTCGAGCTGTTCTGGAGTTTGCTCTGGATATTCGGTTCTTTGGGTTGTGTTCCCTCCACCACCGCCACCGCCACGCTCATTTAAGACGGGCAACAAAAGTTTTTTTAAAAATGTTTTAATTTTCATTGTTTCTCCTTGGTCTTTTTCATACTCTAGTGCTGGAAACGCTGTGACTCCTACCTATAGTGCTTGAAGCAGGCGATCTACCGCTTGAATATCCTCCCCCGCCAGAACCAATAGGAGCCACATAACTATTAGGCAAACCTTGAGGTTGAGATGTCCCTCCTACACCAAAAGGCCCACCGCCATCATTGAGCCCTTCCCCAAGGCCAATAGCCATGCCCCTCGCTATCGCGTCAGCTTTTCCTTGTGCCCCAGCATTTCCGTCTATCCAGTTAGTCCCAGGAACTTGATAGTCCATAAAGCTACCCAATGTTGCAAACGGGTTTTGGTTAGACGTTAACGATCCATATAGATTTTGTTTATTAGATTGAGCCTGCTGGTTTAATGCCTGTTGAAATTGACTCATTCCCGTTTCAAATGTTTGTTGAGCTTGCGGTAGTTGCCATGCTGCATTAAACTTTAACTGCTCTATTCCTCTGCTTGCCTCTCCTGCATTACCTAAAGCTTGGGCTAACATTTTATCCTGAAATACATCTCGAATAGAGCTCGATCCTACGCCTCTACTCATTGCGGTCTTTTTGCTCTGTAACATCCCTGTTTTAAACTGTCTCGTTATTGCCTCGTTAGCATTTTGCTTATATAGACCAGCTAATTCATTTAAGTTTTGCTGTTGATCTGCAGAAAGCTCAGGAGTCTCACCAGCTAAATACTTTTGCTGGTTACTTAACAACTCACCTTCTATCTGTTGATTCATCAAGTCTTGCTCTGTTGGTTTTAAGGCTGCTTCAAGCCCCTTATATGCCTGCTGCTGCCCTTCTAGCTGTTGCTGCATAGAACTCTTGATCATTGGCCCAAACTGGCTTAAAATCTCATTTTGGCGCTTTGCTTCATCAACCTGCATACGGGTGATTTCGAGCTGTTGCTTCTGTATTGCTCTTTCTTCTTCTGAAGCTCCCGGCACAGTATTGGTTACAGTTGTGTGCCCTCCACCGCCACCGCCACGTTCGTTGTTTAATATATTCCACAAAAAGTTAAGATATTTCATGACGAATTAAGTATCCTTTTCCAATGATTTTACCACCATGTTTTTTATGCAAGTTAAGGACGGCAGTTCTATCCTCCCTAACAAACGATTCATGAGCGGTAACACCCTTGAATTTTAATATTTTATTTAAATTATTATTCAATATCCTGAGTACCTTAATTCCTTCTTTCGTTCGTCTTAAATCTTTGCGTAATATATAATGCCCCAAATACGCAGTATCGCTTTTACCCATGACACCACAAATAAACGCTGCCATTGTAGTTGTTTGAATATCCCAAACACATATCGCAATATCTCTTAAATAGCTTTCTGAAGGTAAAACGAAATCATCTTCATCTTTAATTAATTCAGCTAAAAAAGGACGATGTTCATCTTTGTAAAAATCAAAAAGATATTTCATCTTTTAATTTCCGTATTCTGTTTTCCCTGGGACGAGCTCAACTCCATATCCGTAAACATCACACCCAACATTTAAATCCTCTTGTTCTACTGTTAGCTGTAAAGTTCCGCCTGATCCTGAAATAGACTGTGATCTTGGTATTAATGTTCCACCACCCCAAGAGTCTATATCAAATTTAAAATCTCCAAAGACTCCACCGGCTCCGGCCTGTGTAAATGTCTCAAGTTCTGACCCCTGGTTGCCTATCCTGTAATAAACATCCATAACATTACTGCCTTGAGGTTTTAAAAACATAAACAACTCTTTAAATAATTTATTTAAAGTTGCATCTCCAAAGGTAATGTATGGGGTAGAAAAGCTCATCTTGTACGCGGCCCCATTATCATTATATGTTGTCCTGTTTAATCTGTTCACATATCCATCATAGTTTCCTGCTAACAACTCTTCTGATCCTACTGAGTTCTTAACAACAGCAAAGCAAGAAGCGTCTATATTGTTCCACTTGCTCCATCTTTTCCCTGTATAATCGTACACAAAACAAACGGTGTTAGTGGTTTGCCCTGACTCAGTAAAGCTCCAGATTATGTAATTTAAAGGTGTCCAAACTTTCCCACAACAATTGGCTAACTGTCCATGTGCTAAATTGTCAAAGTCTTTTTGTATAGGCGCACTTAAGTACGTAGCCTCAATGTCACCATATTTCTCTGTAGTGCTTAGTTGGTGGATTCCTTGATAAGATACCCAGAAAACATCTCCAGCATAAGAGACAATACATTTATTGTTCACCGCTCCAACATTAGGAAGGATAGGAGCGAGAGCAAAGTCATCATCAGATGTGCCGGATATCCCCCATAAACTATAGTCAGTAAAGATTAAATTGTAGCTATAAAAGTTACCTAATATCCCAGTTATCTTACCACCAAAATTATCTATAACGTCTATGTACCCTGCGTCATCTGCGGTATTCCAATCATCATATGTATATCCAGCAGAATAAAATAATCTGTAGGGGTAAGATGGAACGCCGCCAGCCCATAATCTATTAGCGTGCGCCTCTATACAGGAAGGATAGAAGTCAACCCCTGTAGGCGTACCAGTTAGAACGTCAGTAGAGCTATTGCCTTGCTTCCAAACATGAGGTGTTTCTGCTCCATTAACAACAACAACAGCGTCTTGAGTTGTGTCTGCTTTCCTGAGAACTGAGAAATCTGTTTGCTTGTTGACAGTAAATGGCCCGGACGAAACCATGTCCCATTCACCATCAAAATCATCCATCTTGTATAGCTTGGCATCACACGAACCAACAAGCTTTCTTGTTTCTGCTCCGGTAGTTGATATTGACCTAAAGTCATAAATGCCGGTAAAAGTATTTGACCCGCTACTTTCGGCAATTTGGTCTGTAGGGTTTAAATATGTAATTCCACCCCTTTTTTTTCTTGTACCTATATGGTCATATAAAACATTGTCTGCCTTAGTTAATGCCTTTGGGTTAAGAATTAACGGCGAGATAGAGGTGTTAAGCCCGTCCAAAGGAGGCATGAATAAATACTTCTTGCGTTCGCTCTCTGCAAAGGCAGGACGAACAACAAGGAACAGTAAAAGTATTAGCGTGGATAGTTTTTTCATATTCTTTTAACTAAATCACCTATGTAATATCTTCTGGTTAGCTGCTGTCTGGTTAATCCCCTTCGCCTTCTTATCGCTGGAACCATTTTAATCTTATCGTCACCTGAAGCTGCTTTACCTAACATGCTTTTGAAGGCAGCGTAATACATTGCCATCGTTCTATCGCCAGCCTTTATATTGTCAAGTTTATTGTAATAAATATCTGCCATAGTCCCAAGCTTAAGAACATATCTTTGCTGAGAAGGGACAAGCGGTTCATCACTGTCTGCGCTTAGTAGTGTTATTTTTTTCTTATAATCTATTGATAAAAGTATTTGCCGGTAAGGAACCGGAGCTAATTGTATTTGATATTCTGCGTCAGAACTTAACTCTAAAGGACACCAATAGTCAGGGTCTTGGTTAAAGCTTAAGCTCGAAGGGTTGTGCATTCTAAGCTGTCTGATTGTTATCTTTTCAAGCTGACGAGCTTGGCGGTACTGTCTTATAGAGATAATCTCTTCGCAGTTAGACGGCATAGTAAATTCATTCTCGAAGAGCGTGTAGGTTGCTTCAGTATTTGTAGTGCCGTTATATGCTGCGTTTAAAGTTAACTGTAAGGCCGAAACATAGGTAACAATATATTCTTCTTCAAAGGAACCAACCTTGATCTTTCTGCCAGTCATTGCAGCAGTGAAAGTTGTGCCAGTGCCAACGACAGTAGTGCTTCCTTTTGTCACAGATATTGTTCCAGTTGTATATATAGCCGTGGTTTGCTGTGGGTAGTCTATCTCGTACAGCCATCTCCACGGATAATGATTCGCTAATTCTTCATAGCGATTATTAACCCAGCCTTTTACTTTTGTTACCAGGGTTGTATCAGAAGTTTTTAACCCTGTTCTTGAGATTGAATCTTCGAATATATTCTTGAAAGTGTCACCCATTTCTATACCTCTGGACTAATATGGTCTTTCGCTAATACCCTGAAGGAGAATGTCTATTCCTCCTGTTGTGACATCGCAGAACATAAAGACATACTCTGCTTGGTCTACCACTAAAGAATATACCTGGTCGCCCGTTACGGTTGTGGCCGCTCCTGCAAAAAACTTAGCCCCAGACGATACGTAGTAATATGGTGTTACCGCTATGCTTGGAGTAGAAGAATTAAACGTATCACAGGCCACTCTAAGGTGAGTATATCCTGAACAGTTAAAGACAGTATAAATAGCAGGATCAGAGTTAGGGTTATAAATTGTAGTTGGCAGTACCCCTGCTGCTTTAGCGGTCGCAATTGTGGCGGCATAAGTAGTTAGCGTTGCTGTTGAGTCATCTGAAGTTACTGCAACCCTGTGGTATACCGGAGGGCCAAGCCCGCTCATTCTTGTAATTGGTCTTTGTGCGCTACTGAACGCTACCGCCCCAAAGATCATTGCCCCTGCTAAAAACCCTATTAATGCCTTTTTCATGACCACCCTCCTTTTAATTTAAATTTCTTGTAGTTTAATCCATAATTCAACATCGTCAGGGCAGGAACTCCGTCCGTCCAGGAAGGATCGTTCGTGTCTGCCCCCGTGGTTGAGCCAAGCATTAGAGGGTTATCTTCTTCCCCTGAGTCTCCAAGCTCCTGGCCTGTGCCTTCGTCCATTTTCCAGTAGGCAAGGAGGCCGTTAGTTATAAAGTCGGCATCGTCCTCTAGCTTGTACTCGTCAAATCCATACTCAACGAACACATACTCAGAAAGAGCGTAATCTTCAGTTAGTTTATACTCTCCGCTATACGCATTTCTTGCGCTTAAGCATATTGCCGAAGCCAGCAAAATGGTTACGAAGGCGAATGCTAATTTTTTCAGCATGACTCTCCTTTTTAACTCTATATTTTTCAATCATTCCTATGCAGATTATTATTAGTAAGCCTGTAGAAGCCAACCTGCAAGGGTAATACCCTAAACTATGCACAATAATTGCAGTTAATGAAGCCTTGTACTCAACTGGACATTTAATACAATATAAATTTACGAGGAAACATATAACAATGAACAACCCAATCACTCCCAGCTCACACCAGGTTTCCAGGAACTCATTATGAGCGTGAGAGCTTATCGTATCTGCTCCCTCAAGAAACTGATATTGAACGTATGTCCTTAGTCCTGTACCAAGGATGTTATCTTTTAGTGTCCTTCTGTCTGTAGGCTTTCTGTTTACTTCTTTTTTGTATGTAAGAGACTTTTTCCAAAGGAAACTTCTGTATTCGTTTTTACTTAGCAAACTAAAAATATCCACCCATTGTTGTTTGCTTGTGTAAACATTACAAATATCTCCTACTGTAGTATTTCTGGTTATCTTACCTGAATAAATTACAGGCAATAGCGCAAGGCAACAAACCAAAGACACTACTAAGACTACAGCCAGTTGCTCAAACTCTTTCTTTGCTATGAAATAAAAGGTTATCCCTGAATACATAGCCAGGATTGCCATTGAGGATCGGCTCCACAGCACTCCTATAAAAAGAACTGAAGCTGCCAGCTTGTTCAAAACATCCTTGCCGGACAGTGATAAAACTAAAGGTATTGCAAAGGCCAGAAATGCTCCGGCGATCCAGTACGCGTCCCGAACAAAATCCTGTCCAATCTTTATCTCGAAATTATTTACAATCCAAAACCAAAGCATTAAATAACTTGAAATAAACACAGCCAATTTAACGTAATCTTCATCAGCTTTTTTAACAAAGTTTATTAAATACACAGCAATACAAAGAGTTATGCAGACAACCATTGTGTCTTTAGAGTAATTCCTGATTAATATCTCTCTGATTAACTTACCTTGCTGTACCCTGATTATTTGCCCTGTAAAAAAATCATGGTAGATCGAGACACCTAAGCAATAAACAAGGAAGGTTTTAATCCAGACATTCTTCTGACAAAGAGCAAACAACAATACTGCTACTGAGGCCCACACTACAAACTGTGAGCCTCTAGCAAACAGATTTCCAAAAAACGGGAATTTAACAAGAGGAAGAAATAATATTAAGCTATAGAAAATTATATTTTTAGCTCTGGCTTCCAATTGCTACCCCACTTGATTCATAATCAAAACCAACCTCCCAAGGTAATCCATATCCATCCGTAGAACCGTCAGTGCTAATAGATGACCCACTTCTTGTCACTGTTCCAGACGAAAACCGAAACGTGCCATTAGCATCAAACCAGGTACAGTTAACTATCTGTGTTGTCCCGTCACCAGCAAGTGATTCATAGCACAAACACCCTGGAGCAAACAGGTTCTGTACATGTGATCCAGTTACGTCACTTGCAGCATTTGTCCCTCCACCCCTTAAAACTGTAACGCTTGGAAACGGAGCATTCTCTTTGCCAAAATTTCTTAATCCTGGAACCTGGGCAAAGGAAAACGCCGCAGACAATATAAACACTGACAACACTACTATGATTGATAGTATTTTTTTCATATTTACTCTCCTTAAAAGCCTATGAGACGCAAGGCATTCGACAGGAATAAGTTCTTTCCTTTGATCTTTTGTTGCGTTGAAATCTCCATATCCCTGTAATTTAAATTTTTCTACATTCTTGGTGTCAGCTAAAAAATATACATATTTCTTTGGCTGTTTTTGAGCGATCTCTTCTTCCACTACTGTTTCTTCTTTAACTGCTGGAACGACTTTCTTAACTGTCTTTGAACCTATACTGAAACCTCCTTCCCTATAGTTACGGCAGGGAGCAAAAAGCCCCCTGCCAACTGAACGTTTTACGAAGACCCTGGACTACCCCAAGTAGGATACCAATCAGAGAACCCGTAATCAAATTCCTCTCCAGTAACTATAATTGTAGATTTATTCAACACCTGGTATTCAGCTACAGTGTTAAACTTTTCTTTGTTCACGAAGAACAATTTATGCTGCCTATTGCTTGCAGGAAATAAGAACCAGGCGTTAGGATCAGTTAAATTGATTAACTCAACATTGCTCATCCTTCTGCGATTCACTGCATTGATTGACCTATCTGAGGTGTCAGGCCTATCAGGGGACATAATGGTCTCTTCAACTATCCAGGTTAGTTGGTATGGATGCACTATTCTCATTGCCTGTGCATTCTTCTTAAAACCCTGGTCGTTAGTCATGGCCTTCACTGAATTTATTCCTGTCTGTAAAGCTGTGACAGAAAAATCTATCCCAACAGTAGGCCTGTTTGGTTGAGTACCTGCGATTCCATATAATGGGTGAGCGGTGGAGAATAAAGCTACACCATCAAAGCCTGTGTAAGCTCCACTGAACCCATTGTTAAGAACAGAGCAAAGCACTTCGTCCTTGTTCCCGACATGCGCCTCCTTGACATCGTAAGCTGACTGCCCTAGAGCAACCTGCTTTGGAATATCTCTCAGTAGTTCTTTCGTTAACTGAAGGTACAGCGAATAATCTTCAGGAACATACTGAGTTGAGGGTTTTGGGAACCTGTAAACAGGATTAGCCTCTGTGCCTTCAGGCCTAATACTTGGCCTTCCGACCCCTGTTACGCCAACATGATTGATGAAAGAGCCAGGGCATGGGACATCGTTAAACAACGATATTGCCTGGCTAAGATTTGGCATGTCGTCCTGCATTATTAGCTCAAGATTTGCTAATAAGGCTGTTGTTAAGGTGTCAAAATTTCCTCTTAATTGCATTTATATCACTCTCCCTTTAATCTTTAGATTCCTGTTGTGTCAAGAGAATCATGGTAGTTAATTCTTACTAAATACCTGGTGTACGCTCCCCAGGAGTCTGATTCATTCTTACCTATAATTCTAAGTTGATGCGTTGCTGTATTTGCAACAGAACTTACATCTAGTTCTATTGCAGATGTTCGATAGGTCGGGGTATGGGTTGCTATCATCACAGCGTTAGCGTTAACATCTGCCTGTGCTGGAGTTCCGCTACCATCATCTCCCTGTATTTCATAAATCTGGTCAGGGTCATCACAAATCATAATCCAACCAGCCGTAGCCGTTGAAGCTCTATATTGCAAAGCAGTTCCAAGAACATACCCCGAGCTTACTCCACCTGCTTCAGCGGTTACAATATTAACCCCACCATTAGCTTCTCCGTAAACCGGAGAAAACTGGTAAATCGCGGTTGCTGAGGCTTCTACATATACCCACCTAAAGCTTCTCTGTCTGCCCCAAGGTTTTAATCCAAAAGGGGCATCTACGCCATTACCTAAGATTCTCATTAAAATCAACCTCCCTTAACTAATTTGAGCTGACACAGCGAAAGACTTACTGTTTGATCTTATTTTATTCAACTCTTCCATCGCTGCTCTTTGGTTTTCTTGCCTGATATATTTCTGTGTTTTGCTTTGATTTGCGTAATACGCTGTCCTTTGCGCTTCTTTCTCTATTGGCATTGTGGCTAAAACCTCATCACCAACTTTAGGAGAATTTTCTCCGGCCTGCCAGCCTTCCCAGCCGTTCTTTTCTCTAAGTTTTGGATTACACCAACGCCCTGCCTCTCCTGGCTTAAGGTGTTTTTTCTCAGCCTCATGGTAAGCTTGCTCTTGAGTCTGTCGCTCCCAAGGCTCAACTACGTCGCTTTCGCCTATTGGAGGTTTAACCGCTTCTTCCATTGTCATCTTAATTTCTTCTTTCTTCTGTGTTTGTGCCATATCAATCTCCCTGGTTAAATATACTTAAAGTTAGATTTTATCTGAGCGAGCAGCTTTGGATCATTTCCCATAACATTAGCAGTAGCAATATCTTCATTAGTTAATGCAGCTGGCTGGCCTGAAGGTTGCTGCCTGTTTCCTGGAATGAAACTATTCTGAGAATTTTGGTTAAGCAATGTCTCTCTTGAGTCCAGTTGTTTATTTCTTGGAAACAGAGCTGGATTCCTTAACTTTGCATTCTCTGCCGCAGCTATATATAACTGCTTCCCTTCAACTCCTGTCGCCTTTGCTAAAGCATTATATTCAGCTTTGAATGACGCAAAGGCCGGTGAGCTAAAATCTTGCAACTCAGGATAATCAGTTTTGATTACAGCCTCGGGATTAACAGTAGGGGTTTCTTGCCGTGCAAAGTCAGGATCGACCAATGCTCTTTGTTTAAATTTCGCATATTGGTGTTCCTCTCTTGCGGCATCCCTTGCTATCCTTATATTATTAACGTCTGCGGCATTCTCGTCAGACATAGAGGCATAGTCCTCTAACTGCTTGTCAGTAATATTTAACAAGGGGTTTTCTTTCTGCTCTACTTGCTGCTTTGGAACTTCGTTAATTCTATTCAAACTTTGCTGAGTTAATGCCTGCTGTTGCTGTGCGAAGTTTTTATAAAAAACAGCTTCATCTTCAGCCTTGGTTTGCTTTCTTCTGGCTTCTGCGATTCTATTTTCTACAGGGACTCCCCCTTCGTCCAATTCAACAGTATTCCCACTTGTTACGCCCTGAGAATTAGGCGGTATGTTCTGCTCTGTTCCCTGGGATGATGAGTCCGCAAGTTGCTGGTTTAGCAAGTTGTTGTTTACATCTATTGGTAAATCTGGCATTTTAAAGCTCCTTTAATTTATCCATAAAAAAAGCCATTACGACATAGCTACGTAATGGCTCTTTTGCTTTATGGTCTCAAGGTCATGACTCCCTGAGAATTTTACATGTCTTATTTTTTGTTCTTAGCCAACTTCTTCTGTTCTTTTTCGCACTGCATTTCGTACGACCTAACCATATAATCCAGGATATTCATACTATGTTTTGTCCCTTGATATCGCCCCCTTTCTGTGTGATATACTTTTTCATCTAACCCAACATCAAGGATATTTTTAGCAATATTACCCATTGTTCCTTGTAATACTTTTTGATACTTTTTCCATCCTGGATGGGCTGTTAAAGACTTAAAGTCTACGTAATCTTCTGGTTCTACGTTAATCGTTAAAGGTGCTACTTTCAATTAACCTCCCGTCCCAGGCGTTCCCCCTGGTGGCATATTAGGATTAGTCTTAGGTCTTTGTATGCCTCCTGGTTGCTGCATTGGAAACATACTTTCGCCCTGCTTCTGGGCAGCGTTCATAGCTGCTATCTTTGCCATTTCTTTACGTTGAAGTTGTGTCCGGTGTTGCAATATATGTGTCTTGAATAACGGCATCCTGTCTAGTTCTATTAGTGCAGCATTAGGAACCTGCACTCCGTCCATTTCCGTTGAGCCTTCGATAAAATCTTCTATCTTAGCTAAATGGTCAGGGTCATCATCCAGGACGTTAACTTCTATCTTCTCGCCCTGCATCATCTTCATGTTCTCTATGTCCTGATCTTCTACAGGATTATTAGGAGGCTTTGTCAACATCTTATGATAGTAAGGAATTTCATAATCCAAGCATAGTTTTTTAGCCATGTAGTAAATGTTGTGCGGCTGCACAATTCCTAACTGCAACATCATTGGGTTCATGAACTGTTGGAATAATAGAATGTCTGCCTGTCTTAAAAATTCTTTATTTATATTGTCGATAGAGGTATTGAACGCCATGTCCGGCAAATCTCTCAGTTCTTCCTGTGTGATATCTAAGAACAACGGCTCTCCGTCCTCTCCCATCTGTCTAAAAATCTGTGTCTTTGGAGCGTATGCCCTCTCTAGTTTATATGCCTGCTTTAAGGCTTCTTTATATCCAAGCAGGAAACGTCTTAAAACCACCCTTGTTCTTATGTTTATTTCAGCTATTAGTTTTAATGTCGTCCCGACTGGCTGCCTTGAAGATTGCTGCTTCCCAAATGTTGCATCTGAGACTCCGGTTACTTTCTCTGCAAACTGACCTTGAAGGGCAATGTCCTGTAAAGCAAAATTAGGGTTCTGCGGGAATTGCATGAACGCTAAATCGTCCATCTCGCCAACAGGCACGAATGTTCCTGGTTCAATCTCAATCTTTTTATCTTCCATGTTTGACTGGGTGGAAGACCCAAGTTTAACCTTCCCCATTGGAGTAGAGATAAGGGTAGAATAATCAAGCCATAAGTTATAAGAAACATCGCTCCCCTCCTGTAAACTCTCCAGGCTTTCAGGGATACCAATACCCCAGATCGACTCTTCGTCCTCTATGTCATAGTTAGAGAAGGTGAAAGGTCTCTCCCCGTGAGGGTAGATCATGTGTAAATGTCTTACGTTAGCTATCTTGTTTATCTTTGGAATGTAAGTTACTATTATCTCTTCAAGCTTCCCTGTCCCTGAGATATCGTAAGAGTAAAAACATTTTCTTGCCCTGATTTCTGATATATACTCATTCCCAGTACTATCTTCATCAATGCCCTGGTTATCTTTAACGACATCTGTTATTGGAGTATCGTTCTCGCTCTCCTTATCTGACTTGCATTTTTTTATTAACTCTATGTCCTCTTGCTTTAAGCTATCATAAACACCTTCTTTAAACTTAAAATCAATAGCGAAAGGATTTTCCGTGAATCTAAGTTGCACCCATCTGGCAGCTTGGAAGTCAGTTGCGTTTTGATCAAAGTAAATATCGTCAAGGTTAAGAGGCGCGATTTGCGCTCCGTCATACTTAACTGCCATTTTATGCTTATCAACATACAGCACCATATTATCTGTGTCTGGATAGAAATCTAAGACCTCTTTGTCGTCTTTAGCCTTCACGTTACTATCTATCATCGTCTTTCTTTTAACTTTTATTTCATACTTGTATTCACCTATAGTGCGATAATTAGCCTCTGCACCATACATCTGCACAACGACAGAGTTTACTTTTATATCGAAAGCCTGATCATCTGCAATGTCTTCCGGGGACAGCTCAAATGTTTCAACTTCTATATTAGGTTTAATCTCTCGCTCGTAGTATGTGTAAAAAACCACTACCCCGTCTTGCGCTACCTTGTTAATGCTCCTGTCAAGATTGCGCTCATGGTTCTTGGTGTAGTTCTTGAGTTTACCGTTGAACCATTTTTCTTTCTTCTCTGTAGCCTCAACGTCCTCTCTTGATGTTGGTTGGAAGTGTACTATCTGCTCAGAGTCATGAATGGCCTCAAACATTTTTGCGGCTATTGCAGTCTTGTGGCTCTTTGTTATCGGCAGAGATAAGTCGGCCTGCCAGTCCTCTTTTTCTTTCCCCTTCTGCAAAAGGCCTTTAGTCTGCTCCTGAAATCTGGCAAGCTTAGTCCTCATGCCCTTAGAAGAAACGTCTATATCTTGATTATAGTCATGCTTAATCATTGCGCATAACTCTTTATTCTGTTTTTCTGTTAATTTAATCTTTTTGCTTTTAGTTGTGTTTATCATTTTGCGTAACTATACCGACCTTCAACGAGGTTTTTATATTTATACAACATATACTTTCTTGTGTGTTTCTCCAAATACCTTAAACAATCATGAGGATGCTCGTAATATCCTTCCTTTTTATACTTATGTGCTATTGCCCCGTCCTTACGTTTTTCAAAGGATAGGTTTCTAAACATCTCAACGCCTAAGGTGTTCGATCTGTTAACGATAAAATTAGGGACTTTATGTTCTCTTAACTTAAGGTCGGCCCTTATAATCTTTACACTCTCAGGCTCAGTCTCGTCATTTTTAATCCTCTCGAACGTGTATCTTGGATATAAACCAAACGTATTCATTACCTGAATACTTGAACCTCTTGAACTCTTTTCCTGTACACCACCGTAAGCATCACAAAAATCATTAAATTCAATTTTTGTGTTAGAGTTAAAAAAGGGAAGCAACTGCTCTGCTTTTATTCTGTTGTATATATTTTTCGGTAAATATTCTCTTTTTTTATCTGAACCTACCCTGTAAAATTTAAGGTTTTTGTCAACCAGCAATTCCCCTGAAAGAAACATTCCTAGCCAGCACAGGTCTATATCATCTAAATCTGAACCAAGATATGTGTGCAGCCAAAGCATTTGATCTTGCTTGTTAATCTGCGCCCATATTATAGAGGGATGCCGATATCCGAAATCCCAAGCTCTAAAAGCAACACTATGTGGGTCAACTTCCAAGTCTTGGACGTGTATCCTATGGTTAAATTCCTTGTAATATCTTCCTGTGTAGTTTACTTTCTTGCCTTCAATTTGCTCTTCGTAAGCTTCTTCTGACATCTGCCCTGTAGCTACTAGTTTAAGTAGCCTACTCTTTTCTTTCTCTACGTTTGGAGCCCAGTGAGGATTCTCATAACTTGGTGCTTCCCTACTAAAATAATCTATTTCTGCAGGATTTTGCCCTAACTTATAAAAATCATCCATGAAATCACTAACATCAGAGCTAGTACTTGGGATAGACAGCCTTCCCTCTCTTGAAGTTAATGTTTGCTGTAAAAACTTCTCCCAAATCTCACGAAGAAATAACGATCCCTCTGACAGGATGATCCAGTCAAGTTCATCTCCAAGCAAACTTACACGATTATCGAAACTCTTAACAATTATCTCTACTGGTTGTGGGCTTAATCCAAGCTCTGGTTTCTGTAATGCTATATCGTAAGCCCAGTAAAACTTTAAATACATCTGCCCCTGAACTGGGTTGTTAGTCTTGCGCTCAATCTTGTAGATCATGTCCTTTAGTCCACTCCTGGGGAACGTGGAGCCACCAAACAGAGCGTCCCAGATATACCGCCACTCTTTCTCTCCAAGAGAATAGTTAGGCGCTACAATCCATCCTCTACTGCCTGGAGTGCAGATTAAATCCATAACATCCATAGCAGCAAAAAGGCTCTTACCCCACCGCCTGCCTGAACGTATAGTTTTAAATCTACTTTCATTCTCGTGACAAATGATCTGTCCCGGATGTGGTTTATATCCAATAATGTCAAAGAGCCCTGGTGTGTATACTCGCTCACCACTTTCGCTAACATCCCAACGACCGAGTTGGTTTTTTATCGCTACCTTTAGTTTGCCCATTAGTGCAGTGCTACTTTTTCGTGTTCGACAACTTTCTCAACATCTTCATCTGGCAATTCGTTTGATTGGTTAGGCAAATATTTAAACATCGGGAACTGCCCTTTGATGCTGTACTCTCTGCCGCACCCTTTGCATTGATGAATTAAAGAGAATCCGGGCTTATGATGATTACTTACCAAGACTACAGGGTACATGATCTTTTTGCCTGTGTTATACATGAAACCTTTTTTGCAGAACTTACAAATTACGTCTATTTGAACTGCGCTGATATCACGTTCTATGATTGTTTCTTTTGGCATAATCCTCTTTTCCCACAAAAAAAGGCATATCGCGTGCGCACGATATGCCTTTAAGAGTGGTTTCTCTAGCCTGGGGGACTAGTTATCTAGTTAAGTTTAATGGTCGATAATAAAATCTCCTATAAGTAATACAGCGAGAATCCCCATTCCCACTATGAAGGTTATGTATTTCATTTCATTAATTCCCGTTGAGTTTTGTGGCTGTTATTTGTTCATTTAACAGCCATAAGTGTCTCTCGTACAGCTTTGTCCATTTTACGATGAAACTCTTTGCTTTTTTGAACGCGTACTTGCCTGAGAAATTCATCCATCGTCGTCCATTGCTTGCCTATCCGCCGTCCGGCCTTTATGAGTTTACCACGGTCTATTTTATATACACTCATTTAGCAGCCTCCAGCAACAACCCTATGTTTTCCTCTGCCCTATGGAAGGTATTCTTACCACCCCGATCTTCCAAAGCAGCAACAACACTATTAATTTGAGCGTAATATACGCTAAATTTATCCTGCTTTTGACCGTCGCTCCACTTGATTTCTCTTGCTGCATTCCAATATTTCCCATCCCTGATATATTGAATCATTTTCTTAAAGCCGAGAAACCTGGTCATTCCCATATTGAACATCATGTCATCCATTACCGTCAATACTTCATAGGGCATTTCTCTGAGATGGACTTTTCTGTTGCTTGCATCAACCCCAAAACTATCCTTGCCGAAGACAGCCATTACATCCTTAAGGCTCTTTATAGTATCTTCATGCAAAAACGCGTCTGCTATCTCTTCAGAATAGGGTGGAGATTTAACCCAATCGTAACCAAACTCTTTAACTATTGCTTCAGGAATATGATTATTCTCAAAGTTATGACCTTTTAAGCCGGTTAAATACCCTTGGCTGTCATAATAAAAACCAGGAACAAAGCCTTCAAATTTTCCTTTTCTGTCGATTAAGTTTTTGAACATTGTTTTTATTATGCTTGAGGTTTTAATAAACAACTCATGATCCCAACCTGCTTCATATGTCTTATGATCCTGTCGATTATACTAGAATCACTAACTTGCTCTATAACTATCCGTCCCGACTTACCCCAGAGCTTTGTGACACGCCCATCCCAAATGTGCGAATCCTGAGTAAACAGTGCATCAAGAAATCCTTTTTCCAAATTATCCTTGTCCGGCGTTTGTTGATGGGGTGTTAAATTATGGCTATCCCTCTTCTTTAAACTCCAGGATTTAGGCATTGGGAGAATAAAAGTTAAGTGGTAGCCATAATCGAAGAGTGTAAAACTCCCCAACTTTAATTTTAATTCATCTTTGTATCTCCAATATTCCTGTACGCATTTACGTTTACCCCACTTGTCGGATTGGGTCATTCGTGGTTTCGCTACAGGGTCTATTTCTATTACTTTTATCATACGGTTACGCTAAAACCTTTCTTCTAAATTCCTGGTCTAAAGAAAAATTCTCTCGATCCATTCTTTCTACTCTACGATAGGTCTCTAATAAATCGTTAGGCAAAGAATTTAAAAATCTTTTTTTGTTAATTTTAATACACCCAAAGGTCTTTAAATAAATACAATCTTTATATATCTTGCCGTTCCATAAAGAATGATCGTTTTTAAGCAATTTAATCAATCTCCGCGAATTGGTAAGACGTTGATTTCTATAGTTTTTCATAAAACAACATTGTAAAAGTGGCCTTTTCTCTGGACTCCCCTAAAGGACCCTTTGAATTTAGCTCTTAGTAGTAGAATAAACAAATCCTCCAGACGGG